ATGGCATCTAAAATACACAATGGAATACTCATTCTTACGCTAATTTTATTTGCGTCTTGCCGTACGCAAAAGCCTGCTCCACGCCCGGCCCCTCCCGAAACTGTGGATTTCCCTACGGCAAATATTCCTCTTCCCGTCGTGGATTTCAATTTCATGTTGCCGGAAGCTCCGGAGCTAGCGGTTTGTCATTCTCCTAGAAAAGATATCACGGAAGCCTTTACGCCCCGTGATAAAAGCCAGATAGCGATCAAGGACCCCAAGCTATTCGATGAGAATAACACGGAAATTATTGATTTATCCTTGATCCCCGCCGGGGAATACGCATTTCCCCTTCCTAATGGAAACGTGATCTCTCCTTACGGGGGAAGGAGAAGACATCATTCCGGAGTAGATATCAAAACTTGTGCCAACGATACGATCGTGTCTGCTTTCGATGGTATTGTCAGGATGGCGAAACCATTCGCCGCCTATGGCAACGTTATCGTTGTTCGCCATTATAATGGACTGGAAACGATCTATAGCCACAACTCCAAGAACTTGGTTAAACCCGGAGATCGTGTTCTCGCCGGACAACCGATCGCCTTAACCGGACGTACTGGCAGGGCTACTACCGAGCATTTACATTTTGAGACTCGTATAAACGGAGTTCATTTCAATCCGAATATCGTCTTCAACATGGCTAAAAGGAAATTACGTTCAAAATGTCTGGTTTGTACCCAGAAAGGTAATAACGTAATCGTCAAATCGGTTGATATATTACCCCATCAAAAGGCTGGTCCATACGTACCGCCACCTCCTTATAAATGGGTTTACAATGAATGAAAAAAGGCCTTACGGGCAATCCGTAAGACCTTTTTTCATTCCGTGGAGATGGAGAGACCATAACTTATACTATCATACAGTATCAAACAATATCATATGCGCTCATTTTCAACGATTTCATGTGTTTTTAAACAGTCAACAAATATCATGTAATATCATATGATGTCATGTTTTTTGCGTGTAAATTCGCGTAGTTACACGCAACACGTTTTTATCATGGAAATAAAGAGGAGCATAACATTCGAGATAGAGAAAAGAAGGAAGGAGGGGGAATTGATTACCAAGAACGTCCCCATCAGGTGCGTGGTGACATTCAACCGGAACAGGATCACGCTCTCCACGGGGCACAGGATAGACGCTAATAAGTTCATCCCGGAGAAAGGTATCGTCAAGAACGGATGCTTTAACAAGGCCGGGGAAAGCTCGTCCGAGATAAATTCCGATCTTGACGATATACGTGCCACATTGCAAAATATATTCCGCCAATACGAGAGAGAGGGCGAGATGCCTAGATCCAACGATATCAAGGAAAAGTTCAAGGTTGCGACAGGCCGGGCGAAGGAGGAAGAGAGGAAGCCGGTATCCCTGTTCGATATATATAGGGAGTTTATCGAGACGGTTGGCAGGCAGAACGCATGGACAAAGACATCACATTACAAGCATAACTCGATCATGCACCTTCTTGAGGAGTTCAACCCCGATATAACATTTGGGGACATGTCGGAGGATACCTTGCAGGATTTCGTGGAGTTCCTAAGGGAGTGCAAGGGCATAAGGAACACCACGCTCAACAAGTATCTTCATTTCATAAAGCAATTCCTTTTATGGGCGGATGACAAGGGATATAACACGAGGAAGGATTATCGCAGGTTCAACCCTAGGTTGAAGGGCGCTAACTTCGAGTTAAAGAAAGTCATATACTTGACATGGGAAGAATTGATGCATATATATAATATGTATATAAAGGAAGGGACGCTATCCACCGTCCGGGACGTTTTCTGTTTCTGCTGCTTCACCGGTCTCCGTTACTCCGACGTATATAACTTAAGGAAGACGGATATCATTAACGGGAAGATAGACATCGTGACACAGAAGGACAGCGACAACATACAGATCGAGTTGAACAAGTACAGTAAATCAATACTTGATAAATACGAAGACATCGAGCTCAAGAACGGGAAGGCGCTACCGGTCCTATCCAACCAAAAATATAACATGTATCTCAAGGATCTCGGCAAGATGGCTGACCTGAACTCAGAGGTGACAGAGGTATGGTACGAGGGCAACAAGCGAATACAGCGGACATTCCACAAGTGGGAACGGCTTACCACCCATGTCGCAAGGAAGACGTTTGTCGTCAACGCCCTCATGCTAGGCATCCCCCCTCAAGTCATCATGAGATGGACAGGGCACAACGATCTCAAGGCCATGAAACCTTACACTCATATAGTGGACAAGCTGAAGGAGGACGAGATGAGCAAGTTCGATAAGATATAAACAAGCATCTTATATAAAAAACAAGAATATATTATGAATGAGGAACTAAAAAAACTGCTTGCGTGGTTTGATAACTACGAGATTACATTTAACGAGATAAGACTGTCACAATGTCAATATATCTTTGACTTACGAAAATTTATCTCTGTCCAAACGAACTCCGTCCGGAAGAACTGGGAAAATCCAACATTTGAGTATGATATTTTGAGCCTATATCAGCTTAAAAAGGTACTGGAGGAAAAAGAGAAAGAAAACATGCCATAGAACATAAAAATAATCCTCTAAAAACCTGCGTACTATCAAATTTGATAGTATATTTGCAATATCAAAATAACGATAGAACCGGCGGCAACGGATAAGCGGCATTAAGGAAATGAATACATCTACGTATAGAGAACTATCCAAGACAGAGCAAGGCAGAAAGCAATCACATGGAATGATGCTTGAAGATGTAAAAAAAAGAATCGATAAATTTGTTAACGAAGCCCCTGAGAGTACAAGGGAAAAAGCGTCTCAATTAATGCAAGCCGCATTTGAGAAAATATCCAAACTTGGCAACGGCATGTTGTTTAATTATTTTGCCGATGATCAAGTAAGCGACAGAAACTTTTTGCTTTACGTTAATGACATTTTAAAGGGAGAGTTACAATAAATAATAATAAAAGCTGAGCTAGCGGCGTGACGGGCAATTAATATGACATTAGAACAAATTAACGCTATCAACCTTGAGGTTGAAAAAGTCTATAATATTATTAACAACACTGCTAGTAATTGTGGTCTTGAATTAAATGATCTTGCTTTTCCTGAGCATGACGGCGTAGAGGATGATGTCGCTATAGGCGACATGATGACTCTAAGGGTTAACTTAAACGGGCTGAGGCATGCTTGCAAAATTATGGCAGAAAAGATAACCTATGCAATTGGAGATTACGAAGAATAATTGAATTTATGATTTTTAAATTAACATCTTATGAAAACATATCTTAAAAATAATTTTAATGGCGAAGAGATTGAAGTAACCTCCACTACCAATCACCCAGATAGTAGCTATGGTAAGGCTGTTTGGGTGGATAAGGAAGGCAATGCCTACTGTCAAGTAGGGATGGAGGCTCCATTTTACACAGTAATTACAGTGAATAGCTGATTATCCCAGATGATAAAAACAAAAGATACTTTAAACAAAACAGGGCGGCAACCTATAAGCGGCGTAAAGACATGGCAACTTTCAGAAAGGTTAATTTTGAGATGAGAAGAGGTAACGGTTATGGTCAATATGTGATCGAGGCACGTTACAGAGGGCAAAACATAAAGGTCCGTACCACGGATTCAGAGGCTTGGGATTGGATCAATGACGATTCAAACAAAGAAAAACATAATGATGCCCGTCGGCATTGTTATTTAAAAATAGTAGAGGCCTACAATAATCTATGAAACAAATAGAACTTAATCTACCGGAGTGGGTATTTTGGGATGCCCATTCTCATGAAGGGAACTTATTGGGAGATCGGACAATCATCGAGCATGTACGCTCGGCTTCCGTTTTTGAGGTGTTTGATAGGGATTTTGACTTGATAGGGCTTAATCCGAATGTATTGACATTTAAATTCAAGAACGAAGGATCAAGAACCGAGAGGCTGTTGATGGCCTTGCATCATAGTTGTACTCTTGATCCTGTGGAAGACCGGGAAATGTTATTAGGGATAATGAAAAAATGTGCAGTATGGTACTGCAATTACTGCGATTGGGAGGACGCCCAAGATGAATAATAGAGAAAGAATCGGCAAAAGAATAGCTCAGCTCCGCATGGAGGCTGGCGTGTCTCAATATAAATTGGCGGAACTTACAGGCCTAGCCCCGGGTAATATCGCCCGGATAGAGACAGGTAAATACAGCACTGGTATAGACATCCTGTCCAAGATAGGAGACGCATTAGGATATCAGCTAGATTTCATCGAAAATAAACAACATTAAAAACTAATATCATGGCAAGAACTATCAATTATGAGCTAAAGGCTCAAAAGATCAAGGGTCAAATAGACGAGTTAGTAACCGCTCTATTGGAGGAGAGGAAAAATTCCTTTGACGAGAGCAATAAGAAAATAAAGGTTGCAAATGTAGATCTGGAAGAGTTGAGCAATCTTGAGTTGCAACAATTACTGGTTAAGATATCGAAACTCCTGCAAGAAAGGACAAAATAGTCCTATTTGTCGCATACTAAAAGTATAACGCCCGTGTTTTTTCTGACACGGGCGTATTTTATTGGTCTATTTCACTTATCGCTATAGTAAATATCTCTATGTTGAAAATTCGCTCGAATCAACATTCCTACGCTTGACATAAAGGCATCGTTTGGATATCTCAGGATTCGCTATACCACGGTTATAAACTCTCACCGTCATTACCACTTTTCTTTTCTCTAAAAACAAATCTTCCGTCAAACGAATAATCTGCTCTACTCTATCGTCATAATCGCCAACCATATTAATTAGATTTTTTAAGGTAATAATTAAACAGTATAGCGAAAAAGTTTGTTTTGCAACGCTCACATGTTATTAAGCAGAATCTTTCTCTCCTTGCCGGCTTCCGGACCTCTCGTCTCTCTCTTGCTTCAACGACTCGGCCAACAGGCCTATGAGCTTCTCGATATTCCGGCTGTTCCTCTCGTTCGCCTCCGCGTTTTGCTTGCCTTGTGCCGTTAGGTCATGTATGATATCTAGCAGTTCCCTTGGATTAAAGCCGTCACCTATTTCTTCCGGGATATCAACTGATCGTGCGGGTGGAACGTCAGAGGTTAGCATATCGCCTTCACCTGTAAGAAGCCACACCCTATTATAATGAGGGTACGCATTTAATATCTTAGAAGCATAATTCTCACTTATTCTTTTAACTTTACCATCTCTTATGTCATAAAGAGATTGAGGTCTTGATAAACCCATATCCTTTGAAAGTTGAGCATAAGTTATTCCTTCCTTAGATAATATACATTCCAAAATTTCTTTAGGCCCCATCATATCTATTTAATATTTTGCACACACAGTAATATTCTGTATATTTGTATCGTATCAAGTTGCGGATGATACCATACAGATTAATAATCTCCCGCAAGGGAATATATTGGCGACTTCACTTCAAACCGCAACTTTGAAGCAGTCGTTTTATTTATCATGGAAGAAATCATACAGTACCTCGAAATGCTACACATCAAAGAGTTGGCATATACGATTGGAATATTATATATCATCCTTATTATCATAGCAATAATATTTGTTGTCACTTTCTTTTATCACCTTCTAAAATCCCAAAATCAGGATCACTGGTGGAATAATTAGGTTTCATCCTTGGAAGAGAGACTGCTACAGAAAATTTTATCCTACTTTCTGCCCCATTTATACGTTCTCTACCTCCAGATACTATTTCTATCCCCAATTTTCCTGAGTCCTTTTTAGAATATGTAACACACACATCGAACTGAACAGGCTGAACAATAGATACAGTACCATCCCCCATATCCAATATATTCTTTGGTGTTACAAGAGTCCCAAATTGATTAGGGTTTATACAAGCATCATTTTTTGCCGCAAAATCCTGAGCATCCTTAACGCCAGCTATTATCTCTTTCAATGTCTCACTAACAAACTTCTTCAATTCCATACTTACTAGTATTTAGCCACACAAGGCAACAATGTTAAACAATGTTTATACACAGAAAATAACTGTACGAAAACTTTTGCATACAGTTATTTTCTGTATATTTGCATCATCATTCAATCACGGCAAAGATACGCAGGCTTAGTTTAAGTATCAATAGCACGAACGTATCAAAGCGATCTTTATTTATTGGTTAAGTTCTCTATGGTACGAGAAAGGCTTTTTACGGTCTCAGATAAATTGCGGTTAGTAACGATTAAATCATCTTCTGAATTAGAAAAATGACTATCATCACGCAACATATCTCCCTTCCCTGCAAGAAGCCAATCCGGGGATATCAGATCAAATGAATTAATAATTTTCAATACCGTATCAAGGCTTATTTTTCTATCACCATTCATTTGTTGATTAATCGTAACTTGATTAGCCCCTATTTTTTGAGCAAAAGCATTGACACTCATATTATAATAATTCATAATCTTTTTTACCCGATCTACCATATTGAATTTAACATTAAAAGTTAATTAAAGCAAATGCTATAAATATTTATAGCAAATGATTTTTACATTAATTCAAATGCTATATATTTGCATCATCAATCACGCACAAAGGTACGATAAAGATTGAAATAACGAAATGGCATAAACATGCCAAAATAATATAAGGCTCTTTAGCTCAGCGGAACAGAGCGACGGTTTCCTAAACCGCAGGTCCCGGGTTTGAGTCCCGGAAGGGCCACTAAAAAAGAGTTCTTTGACTTATTGAATAAAATCCTTGCCCCCATAAGAGGATATACGTAAGAGATATAGGTATGGTGGTAAGGTTATGATAGTCGAAGATACCGGAAGGGATGATGATCCCCGCTCCCGATGTAGTTTGATCGGTTCCGATGTTGGAGTCTACATATTTAATAATGTATATACAAAGGTTAGATATTACGTCGTGTCAGTGAAGTACGGATATTTCCGTATCGGTGTAAAACTGTCTATCTAACGCACAAGATACAGTCCCCTACCCGTCTACGATTCGGGCTCGAAACCGTTAGAGGTTGTAGGGGATCTATTATGAATAAAAAAGAAATGTAAATCATGCAGAAAAAAGTGGAAAGCAAAAGAAAGATCAGAGAAATGAAAGTATCTGAGAAACTATCCTTCCCTATAGAAGTGTTGGAGACGGTTAGAAATAACGTGTCTCTGTTAAACGCTAAGTATTATAGAGAGGGAAGGAAATGGTCTTCCGTATCAAACAAGGAAGAAGGGATCGTTTATGTCAGACGCTTAACATGACAGATCATGGAAAGGGTATTCACCGAGTTAACCGAGGAATGTGATTACACGGCCCAGTATTACGCCGTAGGGTTCGAGAAAAAAGAGATAGCCGAGAAAAAGTGCAGGTCGTTACATACGATCATAAACCAGCTAAGGACGGCTTTCGAGATACTTGGCGTAAGGAACGGTAGGGAGTTGGCCATAAAACTATGTGAGAGACTATGCGATATAAAAGCTAACGTGGATATACAGCAGATGGTTCATTCCGCCGTGGCGTGCGTATTGCTGCTTGTCCTTTGCGCCGACTCACATCTGGAAATGAGAAGGACAAGGCAAAGATGTCGGTCCGTGGCTAAAATAGAGATATCCTCTAGGGCTTTCAGGGGCTGTAGAGGAAAGAATATAACATTATAATAAATAACGATATGGAGAATATAGCGGATTTACCGGCGACACAAGTAACGGCGGGGCAGCTGGCCGACTTGATTATAGAGAGGCTTGGGATTAACAAGGAGGCCAAGGATAAACCTAAATACGTAAGGGGCCTTGAGTCATTGGCTAAAACGCTCCAAGTAAGCCCGGCGACAATCGCCAGATACAAAAAGAGAGGAGTGTTTGGTGACGCTATAAAACAAAACGGGAAATACATCTTGGTGGATATCCAACTCGCCCAAGATCGTTTCCTTGGCAAAGGCAAGAAGAAATAACATCCCGGATGTCCATAGGCCTTATCGCACCTGTGGCGCTAGGGGTGTCCGGACCTACTTATAAGGCCCCTACCCGTCTACGATTCGGGCTCGAAACCGTTGGAGGTTGTGGGGGAGCGAACATTAAATATATAAAGAATATGGGAAATAAATTACAGGGTAGCCTTAGCGCTGGATTTATCGGCAATGGATGGGAAACCCTTAAAGACTTCGATATAAAGTACAAGGATTATCCCTTGAAGGAAGGATTAGATATCATCGAAATGGTCTTTGCCTCATTACGTACAACGATCACTAGCGATAAAATCCATTTAATAAAAACAACAAAATTATTGAGAGTATGAAAAAGATCCTTTCTATCCTTAGGGGTAAAAAACAGACAGATCGACTGTCAGAGTTAAGGAGTCAAGAGATCATGAGAGCGCTTGACTCGGCGTTAAACAACGTAGAGGAGCAAAAGGTATTAGCCGACATCCGATATCACGAGGAGATAAACAACCTAGGTGACGACGGGGTAAATTACAAGAGCAAGATCAATCAATTGATCGAGTACAAGGAGACGATTATCAACGCGGACAACACCATCCAAGCTATCAATGAGATCAAGAAGGATCTCGAGAGCGAGGTTGAAGATGTTGACGAAAAAGACCGATAGACCTATTAATAACCAAGTTAATCACATGAAAGAAAGAAGAATCCCACCCTAGGAAATGGCTAGGGCAGGTAGCAAACCATGATCAGTTTTAATATTATTCGTTTAGCCGCACGATCAAGGCGTGCGTCCAATGTTAGATTGGTTATCTTGTTTATTATTTATCTAGGGTTACAGGGGGTTCGAGTTCCCCCGGCTACCACGCTTAAATCACATTGCTAATTATTATACACTTCTCAACCAAGACCTTAATATACTGCCGTGAGGCAGGCAATTAGATATTAGTTATTATTAAACTGTGCCGGGGAATCCCACCCCGGCAAACGCTCCCTTAGCTCAGTTGGTCGAGAGCATTCGCCTCATAAGCGAGAGGTCGCCGGTTCAAGCCCGGCAGGGAGCACGTTTCACCCCTATGGGTGCTTATTCAATCAGAAAATCAGTCACAATTTACAAAGCAAGTCTCCGTCCGTGAGGATATGAGGCCTTTCTTCCGAATTTTAAAAACAACAATATATATGATAAAGAGAAACCAAGCATGGTTCTGGAAGATATTCCGGGCCATAAAGAGCATTATCATCTTTACTTTTAGGATGGTCTTAGCTACAATATTGGGACTGGCCTCAATAGTCGCAATCTTCGAATGGAATGAAAA